ACATCAATACCTATTCCGGGACGAACCACGCCATTCGAGGTCGCCCTCGCTTCCCTTCGTTGACGTTCCGGCACTCGCACCCGTAGTTCGAAGCCAGCTTGTCCATGACGGCCTTCTGGCGGATCGGTTCCAAGGCGGCGAACTTCCTTACCTTCTTTTCGAGTTCCGCCTCGGTCACGCCCTTGAGACCCGCCTTCTGGATTTTGGCGAAGCAAGCCTTCACGGCGGCTTGGTGATCGCTCTCGGCCATGTTCTCCTTGAACATCTCGATAGCGCGGCCAGAGTAGAACCGCACATAGTCGATAGCCCACCGCATAGGTTCCGGCCCGATCTCCGTCTGGCCCATCGATCTCGCCACGATCAGACTGATCCGCATTGCAATCTCGCGGCTGCGGTTGTGCATCGCCTCCAAGCCGGATTCGCCTTCCGCCTTGATGGCTGACAGCAGTTCGGCCTCGTAATCTCTGAGGAGGTCCAAGGATGCCCTGGAGAAGGCCACCACGACGGGGCTAGGCGGCATGTCTGCCGTATCCAGCCCTGACAGGTTCCCGCCGTCTCCGACCGCCGTAGCGGCCTCTCTGAGCCAATCCTTGATGCGGTCGCCAATCTCGACCATCCGCCGCTCCTGGCTCATCTGTGCGCCGATCTCTGACTTGACGATCAGGAAGCGGTTCAGAAGGCCGGATGCAATGTCGCCCCCGGAGATCGCCCCGTAGAACTCGGAAGGCGTAGACATGCCTAGCAGCGTCAGGGAAGGGCGGCGAACCACCTTCTCGAAGCTCTCCTGCTGCTCCTTGCTGAGGCCCAGCGTGGCGTAGCCTTGGGGGCGTAAAGCGCCGTCCTGCCTTCCGAATGCCTCCATGATGGCGGTCAGGCTATCGGCCTTGTGCTGCATGTTGCGATTGGCGGCAGACTTCAGGGCGCGGCCTAGCTCGTCGATCACGGCAACGTGAATGGGCCGGGACAGGAGCGCCGAGAAGACACCGGATGCTGATGTGTAACCAGACGGGCCGATCAGATTCCCGATCCCGGCTGCATCGAGCATCGCCTCGATGACCGTCTTGGCGTGCTCTTTGCCGCAACCCGTCTCTCCGATGTTGAGGAGATAGAGGCTGGTAAAATTCCGCTGGCTGGTTGTCCACCGCCGCCCCATTGCCACCGATCCAAGGGCGATGGCAGTTTGCACTGCAAACTGCGGCTGTGTCTTGATGGCCGTTGTTTCGTAATAATTAACCACATCTTGGAGGATGCCGGGGATCGAAAGCAGATGTTCCGGGATCGACGCCAGCGGGTTGTCTGGCTCACCAATAGGAGCCACGCGGCGGCTGGGTATGATGTTGTTGGCGACCTGCCCGCCGTGGGCAATGGCCTCAGCGTCTTGCGGACCATAGGTATAGGCCGGATCGGTGTTGATGTTGAGATAGGCCGCTGCTGCCTTGACGGCCTCACGGACATTCCCGGCGTGCTCGCAGTGTGTGTAGAGATCAAAGCAGTCGAAGCTGTGTGCGCTGTCGAATGGGTCGGAACCGTGATGGCTGTAGGCGGTGCCATCCTCGAAGAGGATCACACCAGCAAGGCCGCTCTTGGAGTTGGGAGATAGAAACCTGTCCTTGGCCGTCTGCCGATAGCCGTACTGCGGCAGCAACTGCGCCATTGCGTGCGCCGCGTTATAGGCATCAATGACGCTGGTCGCCTCGGATTGTATGCGTTTGCGGAGCGGCGCTTGGAACTGCGGCTTCGGCTTCCAGGGGCAAGCGTCGAGGAGTTGCCCCCGAAACCTCTCCCATTGATCCCACATGATCTGGAGCGGCTCTGGCAAGAGCGGCAGATCGACGTAGGACGGCCCGTCCCATGTGTAAGATTGCATCGTATCGGGATGCAGCGACGGCGGCAGAACGTCTTGCGTAGCACCGCCGCGAAACTCGAAGACTACGCTGGAGCCTTTGCCATCTGGGTTCGGCCAAGCGATCTTGTGCGTCTTGAGATCGTCCCGGTGGGCGCGAAAGATCGCCTTGCCACGACCGGGGCGACCGATGATGCGGGGAGCCTTGGCGAGGATGTCATCGAGATCAAGGCCGAGCGCCGTGAAGGCCATCCGGCTCCATTCGAGATGGTCAATGTCGATCGCACAGGTGCCGGATGCGGAGTGGAGCAAGCCGACATTGTGCGTCGGATTGGCTCTGTAATAGCGCATGGCATCGTCGGGCTGACGCAAGGCGCGTTCCGGCTGTTGCCAGCCATAGTTGGTCGGGGCTTTGGAACCGGCTGGGATGGTGACTAATGCCCAGCCGAGTTCCGTATAGTGTTTGACGCTCGCAATGATGTCCAAGATCAGCCCTCCATAGGCTTCAGATACCTCGACAGTTTCTCGATGGTGTCGCTGTACGCGCGCCGATGCCCTGCCTTGAGGCTCTTGATCGTGTTGTAGGCAAGGCCAGTCTCTCGGGCGACATCGACGGTTCGACGCTCCTTTAGTGCCGTTGTGATTTCTTCAATGGTCATCATTGTTTAAGCCTTTCTTGCGGGGGATTGCAATTTTGTTATTGCAGAAGATTGCAAAACATGCAAGAGATGGCCGTGTTGAAGAAGGAGGTGCGAGATGCACAGTAGCAATATCGAAGGGCTTTGCGGGGCCTGGCTCGAAGCCAAACGCCGCGAGGACGAGGCCAAGAAGGCGCGTCTGGAAGTCGAGGCCCAGATCGGTGCGGCCTTGGAGAAAAAGCCCGAAGGGGCGATCACCCACAAGCTGGAACACTACAAGGTCACGCTCACCCAGCCGATCTATCGGAAGCTGGACCTTGAGAAGTGGCCGACCGTCAAGACGCTTATCGGCTCGGAATTCTGGCCGATCAAGATGACCGTCGAGGCCGATCCCGCTGGCTGCAAGTGGCTGGCGAAAGAGCGGCCTGACTTGTGGGCAATGATCGCGGAAGCCTTCACCGTCTCGCCGGGAAAGGTCGGCGTTGAGGTCAAGGAGATCGAGCAGTGAGCAAGCGCAACATCTGGGAAGCGGCTGACAGCCTTCAGAACGCCCGCGATCATCTGGTTGTCGCGCGAGCATCTCGCGGCATCCAGCGGGATCACGACATTAACTGCGCTCGCGAGAACATCCGCGAGGCAATGGACATCTTGGGGATCAAGGAGGCCCCGACCGATGGCAATTGATCTGAAGTCACTATCCAAGCCAATGGGCCAACGCCCCGTCATCATGACGCTCTTCGGCGAAGGCGGCATGGGCAAGACAACGCTGGCGGCGCTGTTTCCGAGGCCAGTATTTATCCGGACAGAGGATGGCACGGCATCGCTGGCAGGGAATGAGGGTGTCGCCTTGTTTCCGCTGGCATCGCGGAGCCAAGACGTGTTCGACGCCATCGAGGCGCTGGCAAGCCAGCCGCACGACTACAAGACGCTGGTGCTGGATTCGATCACGCAGCTTGCCACGCTGATCGAGAGCGAGATCGTGGCGGCTGATCCCAAGGCCAAGAGCATCAACCAAGCCGGGGGCGGATACGGGGCGGGATACAACACTGCTGCGGAGACGCACCGGAAGGTAAGGGAGTGGGCGGGTGCGCTGGCCTACGACAAGGGGATGAATGTTGTCTTCATTGGCCACGCCGATACGGAGACGCTAGACCTGCCTGACAGCGATCCTTACGCCCGCTATACGATCAGGATGCACAAGAAGAGCATCCCGCACTACACGGACAACGTGGACCTCGTGGGCTTCATCCGGCTCAAGACATACTTGACCGGAACGGGCGAGAAGAAACGCGCGGTCTCGACTGCCGACCGGGAGATCATCTGCCACCCGCAAGCATCGAGCGTCACGAAAAACAGGTTCAACATCGACAAGCCTGTCGCCTTTACATTCGGCGGCGGCAATCCCTTTAACGATTTCGTAGCAAAGTAGGAGACTGAGAATGAGACTTGACGGATTTAATGCCGGGGCCATTGTGCCAGCGGCACCGCGCGGAACGATCCCTGCTGGCAAGTACAAGTGCGTGATCACGGCCAGCGGCGAACAGCCGACAAAGGCAATGACAGGCACGATGCTGAAATTGCAGATGCAAGTCATCGAGGGGCCACATCAAGGGCAGATGGTCTTTGACCAACTGAACATCAACAACCCCTCGCAGACGGCAATGGAGATTGCCCAGCGCACGCTCTCGGCTATCTGCCGCGCCACTGGCGTGATGATGCCGCAGGACAGCAGCGACCTGCACAATAAGCCGCTTCTGGTAACGGTGCGGGTGGAGACCAGCAAGGATTACGGCACGCAGAACAAGGTATCTGGATACGAGCCTTGCGACAAGGCATCGGCTCCGGTGGCTGCTGCGGCTGCGGTAGCGGCTCCTGCGCCATCGAATCTGCCACCTTGGAAGCGGTGATGTGATGATTGGTCAAGGTAAGGCGGTCATGGTGCGGACGGGCGCGGCGTGGTGCGGTGAGGCGGTCGTGGAGGGTACGGCGTGGCAAGGCTCGGCAAGGCGGTCTCGGCCTGACTAGGTCTGGTCTGGTACGGCATGGCGGTCCCGGCGGGGTCTGGCAAGCACAGGCGCGGCGGGGCAAGGCGGTCAAGGCCCGGACCGACCGGGTTCGGCTGGGTGCGGTTTGGCGGTCGTGTCTCGGTGAGGTCGGCCAAGGTTAGTTGCGTTGCGGCTGGGTCCGGTCCGGCAGTTTATTTTTGAAGTGCAGTGCTTACAATTCAACAGCCATTAAAGGAGAAAACCAATGGCGAGCAAGAACGACACGAACAGCAGCCTCATGATCGAGCCTCTCAAGCAGGGGCGCGTGACGCTGCGGATCATCGGCCAGACGCCGATGTATTTCAACGCAATGAGCAACAAGGCCAAGCGCACGCTGCTCTTGGGCGGGGCTAAGAAGACGGCTGCCGAGAAGAAGGAGATCAAGCACGATCCCGAGCAGGAGTTCCGGGACAGCACCTATCGCACGCAGATCGGTCAGACGCTGCTTTGTTTCCCGGCTCCCGGCATCAAGAACGCGATGGCCACGGCGGCACTGGTGACCGATGGAGTGAAGAAGACGGACGTTCAGCGACTGATCTTCCTGCCGCAGGAAAAGGTCAGCATCTGGGGCAAGCCATTCCTCAAGATGGACGTAGTTCGCTCCGCCGACATGAACAAGACGCCAGACGTTCGCACCCGCGCATTCCTCCCGCGCTGGGCTGCGGAGGTTGACATTGCATTCGTCACGCCGACCTTGAGCATTCACGCGGTGGCTCACCTTCTGAGCAACGCTGGGATTGTGTGCGGGTTGGGCGACTTCCGGCAGGAGAAGGGCAAGGGGAGCTATGGCACTTTCGCGCTCTATAACGAGACAGACGAGCAGCATGTTGCGATCTGGAACGAGCTGACCACCACCGAGGCGCGCGATTGCCAGGAAGCAGCGATGGAAAAGCCAGAGACCTGCGATGACGAGACGCGCGAACTCTGGGCCATGCTGCGGCAAGAACGCATTCGGAGGGCTGCATAATGGCTGCGTTCAATCGCACCTATCGTCAGCAGATCGTTGACGAGTACATGAATGACACCGGGGCCAATAGTTTCATCCCTGCTGCCTTCCTCGAATGGCTCCAGCCGCAGACGGATCATCGAGTATACTCGGTGTTCTTTGGCAAGGATGACGAGGAAGCCGCGTGGCAGTATCGGCTGCATCTGGCCCGGAACTTTGTGGCTGGGCTGCGGATCAGGGTTGCGGTGAGCGAGACCGAGGTGGTGAAGGTTCCAGCCTTCATCAGCCCGGTGATCGAGCGCAAGTCTGGCGGCGGATACGTCACGGTTGACTGGTCGGATGGCAACAAGTCAGGCGAGGTGTATCGTCAGGCTGCTGCTGATCTAGAGCGGTGGGTCAAGCGATACGAAGGCGTCTGCGGGTTGGCAGGGCTTGCTTGTGATCGGCTTCCGGAACTGGTGGCTGAGTTGCGGATCGCGGCTGACAAGGCTGAGAAAGCCGCAGCGTGAGTTAACGAGAGAGAGGGGCGGCGGTGCCGCTCCTCTAATTGGTCGAGGCGGTCGGGGTACGGTTGGGCAAGGTCGGTCGAGGCAAGGCGGTCAAGGTGCGGTCTGGCAGGGCGGGGCGAGTATGGGCGTGGCGGTCAAGGCACGGCGGGGTAAGGTCCGGCGAGTTGTGGTCGGGCGGGTTGCGGATAGGCGGTCATGGTCCGGTGTGGTCCGGTATGGCTCGGCGCGGCGAGGCGGTCTTGGACTGATTGGGTCTGGCATGTTCTGGCAAGGCGGTTGAGGAATGGCAACGACGGGTTTGGAGAGGTAGGGCGGTCAAGGTTTGGCAAGCACTGGCGCGGAGATGCTAGGCGGTCAAGGTGCGGTCTGGCAGGGCGGGGCCAGCCAGTCAACCAATCATTAACGAGTAACAGACAATGTGGACCGAAGCACTCATCAAGAAAGAACTCGACGGCAACTGGTGGTTTTTCGATCAGGAGGGCAAGCTGCACCACCAATTTGTCGAGATTGA